TCTGCGTACCCGAAATTAAACCACATCACTAACCTGCTTGTCAACTATAAAAGATGACTTCAGGGTATTCTGGTTAGGTGACCGGTTTTTGATAGGAGTCAAAAAGGCAACAAAAAAGCCCGCAGTGCGCGGGCTTGAGATTTGATGAACAATGGAATTTTATTAGAGCGAGTGCGTGTTACAGCAGCCGACACACCGTCCAACTATCACGATGTTGGACGTGTCCTTCACTACCATCTTTTCATATTTTGGATTATCCGACAAAAAATATACTGATCCGTCAGGGTTCATCTGTATCCGATATATGAATGCCGAACCCTGATACGTCATGGCGTATATGCCGTTGGCGGTGAAAGTGTTTTGCGAGATGTCAACGACGACTGATCCGCCTTGGAGAATTTCTGGCTCCATGTTGTCCGATGGCGCAGAGAATAGCTTTAGCGCACTGGGCTTGGATGTGGAAAGAGCTTGTTCGTACAGCCAATCTTCTTTGCACTCCATCAGCCTGATTTTGCTCAATTCCTGAATGCGCATCAGGTTGTACTCTTTACGCGCCTCAAGCGCTGTAATGCGCACGTACCCCGTAGCTTCAGGCGTTTCCGCTGCAACTACAAAATTTGGCGCTTCCTTATCCAGGCTTTGCAGGGGAAGCCCCAGTTTAGGTTCTATGTCACGAGCGATCTTTGAGCCAAAGGACTTGGTGCCGTTGAGCATACTGCTTATTTGTTGGACGCTCTTTTGAGTCTTCCTGGCAACAGCAGCGGCTCCACCTAACTCATCGGCGATACGTCGCAGATTAACCCGGCGACGAGCTGTCAGTTCATCATCAACCATTATTTGTCCTCCTCTTAGTCCGGCTAGGTCAAATTATGGGTTAGATTGTCGCGCAAAGTCTAGGAAAGTTTTGATCCGTATTGGTTGACTTTTGGGGAATGCATGGGGTAGTATTCCAGTACCCATAATTGAACTAAAACGGAGTAGTTCTCATGCTTCCCTCTGCATCGCAGTATTTTCGCTCCCTTGCGTCGGTCGAGAAAAAGGCCATTTGCAAAAAGTGCGGGATCAAACTCAACTACTTTTACAACATCGTCAACCACCCGGAACGTCGTGTGTCCGTCACGCTTGCTTGCAAACTCGAAGAGGCAACGCGCCGGCAGGTTTCCCGTCGGGCGATTCTTCCTCAGATCGATTGGGAACTCATTGAAAGCACGGGCAAGTAGCCGGGAGGCTCGCCATGAACTACGTTCAGTTTCACGTAGGTGACTGGGATTCGAGCACGCGACTTTTGTCGCCACTCGAAAAGGGTGTCTACATAGATTTGTTGATGCTCTACTACTCAGTCGAGCGTCCGCTTATGCGTTCGGAATGCGAACGCATCTCCCGAGCATATGCGCCGGAAGAGAAAGCCGCACTGGAATATGTGCTTGACCGCTTTTTCCATCGTGAAGGTGACGTTTATGCGCATCGCCGGTGCGATGAAGAGATTGCCAAGGCCGCGGAGAAGTCCGAGAAGGCCGCGAAGTCTGCTCAAGCCCGATGGAATAAGGGCTCAAGGGGAAAGAAAGCCTCAGACGCAAATGCAAGCGACATGCAAAACGGATGCACTTGCAATGCGGACGCAGATGCGAACGGAATGCAAACGCATAGCGAACGCAATGCGGACGCAATGCTAACCAATAACCAAGAACCAATAACCAATAAAGAGACAGAAAGAAAGAAGAAAGAAAAGCGGCAGGCAATCACGCACGCATTCAACCTCGACACCCTGCCCGAAGACTGGCGGACGTTCTGCGAGCAGCTTCGGCCTGACCTCAACCCCGACACGGTCTTTGCCAGCTTCTCGGGCTACTACCGGATCGGCAAGGGCAAGGACACCATGCGTAGCGGCAAGGGATGGAATCAATCGTGGCTCAACTGGGTCAAGCGCGAGAAAGAAATCGCATCGAGAAAACCCGCGGGATCAACCGCACACCAACAACCTGAAGTTTTTGACGAGGCCTACTACGAGGGATCAATGAATCCGGACGGTACGGCCAATTGGGGGTAAGCAACCATGCAGACATTTTCAGCCATCATCGAATCCTCGCAGGACGCAGTCCCTCTGCCGATCCGCAGGGGCGCCGTTTTGAACTGCGCAATTCACGGACCGTATAACGGTATTCAGACCGTTTTGGGCGGGCAGGTCGTGTGTGAGTCTCAGTGTCCTGAGTGCGCACTGATCGAACGTAAACGCCGCCAGGCAGAGCGTGAGGCCTACGAAAAGGCTCAGAAAGCGGCCGAAGCCCGCGACCGCATCGAGGAGGCATTACGGCGCTCCTGCATCCCGGCCGAATACCGCACCAAAACATTCTCGAACTTTCTGGCCGAGACGAAAAACCAACAAGGCGCGCTGGACCTCGCCTGCCGGTTCGTGCGCGGTTGGGAAAAGGCGAAAGAGACCGGCTACGGACTCTTTTTCTTCGGTAACCCGGGGACCGGCAAAAGTCATTTGGCGTGCGCCATTCTTCATGCCCTTTTGCCGCGGTCAGAAGGCGTCTATACGCGCGCTACAGACATCATCCAATACGTCCGTAGCACCTGGAGCGGAAAAAGCGACAGAACAAGTTTTGACGCAATTCGGCTTTTCTCGGAGGTCTCCCTGCTTGTGATTGATGAGGTCGGTGTCCAGGCCGGCACCGAAAACGAGAAGCAGATTCTTTTTTCGATCATCGACAGCCGGATTTCAGAAAACCGCCCGACGATTTTCCTCTCGAATCTGCGCCCGGCAGACCTTAACAACGTTCTCGGCCCGCGCCTTGTGGACCGCATCCGCGGCAAGTGCGTCGCTTATCAGTTTTTAGGCAACTCAATGCGCCGGCCGCTTTCGGCTGACGTTTTCGGAGAGGCGGCATGAGCACCGAAACTTTTCTTGATCCTAACGCGGGTCTGATTTCGTGCGACGTCTTTGTCAGAGAAAAAGTACTCGGGCCGGAAGACGTGGTGTACGACTCTTGGCACGTCGTTATCAGCATTCCGGCGTACATGCAGGGGCGGCCTCTCGTCTGGGTGGGGCTCGCTGAGGGCGAACGCAGACTGTGGCCGGTTCCGGCGGACTGGCGCATGACAGCAAAGGACTGCGAAAAGGTCGCTGTGGAATTTATCGAAAAACTCAAAAAGGAGGGATTGGCATGAGCAACCCGAAGCACGTGCAGTTGAAGCCTGAGGACGCCGCGAAGATCGTGGAAGTTCTCGCAGATGTTGAAACAACTGCGCCGCGATATTTCAAAAAACAAGGTTTGTCGCTTCAGCTCATGCGGCTGAAGCGAGAGGTTCGGCGCGTTCACGCGCAGTACGAAAGGGAGGATGAGGAATGATGAAAACGCCTACCGGAGTTTCACGCGCTGTCGCAGAGAAGCTGACTCGCGCTTATAAGGTCGGCCACGACGTAGGGCTTAAAGGCTGGGCGCCGTCCGTAGAGGCTGAACAGTTCAAGACGAAATTAGAGCAGCGGTATTTCTGGCTGGGCGTCTGCGACGCTCAGGTCGAAAAGAACCACAGGGAGGACGAAGAATGAAGCCCGCAATGAAACGTCTATACGCCAAAGGGCGGCTGAGGCCCGGTGAGATGAACGCGACTGAATCCGCCTACGCGGCTTTTCTGAAGGCAGAACAGCAGGCGGGGCGCATTGAGAAGTTTTGGTTCGAGTCCATGAAAGTCAAGATTGCCGCCGGGAAGTGCTGGTACACGCCCGACTTCATGGTGCTCCGGCCAAACGGTGAAATTGAACTTCACGAGGTCAAAGGGACGCTCGCCGTGTTTCAGGACGACGCCCGGGTAAAGGTGAAGGTGGCTGCGTCTCAGTACCCGTTCCGGATGTTTGTGGTCTTCCCAAAGGCGAAGCGTCAGGGGTGCGGGTGGAACATAGAGGAGTTTTAAATGAATGAATCCATCGGAGTTAGCACTGTTCTCCCGCCCTTGGCTGCAGCTCTCCTTGTTTCAGCTGCCGATCATGCCCGAACGCTCCCCGTCGGAAGCCTGCAACGCGCCAAGATCATCGCCACGGCCGAAACCAAAGCCCGCAACCTGTGCCCGTACGCATACCGTCGTGACGATGATTGCGACAGTAGCCGACAACGGCGCGGTTATCGGTGAGGATCATTGGAACGCGAAGTACCTGGATTCGGATATTGAGCACGCCATAGAACTGAGGCAGGAGGGATACACCTTCCGGGAAATTAGCCTGATGCTGGATATGCCGATTCGGACAATCCGGAGTTATGTGGATGGCTCCCGGCGCTGCCAATCGGTCGCCGGGTGGAAAAAGATCAAGAGGAGCGTATGACGGAAAAGAAACTGACGGTGAAGCAGCAGAAGTTTGCGAAGGCCGTCGCCGCTTCGAAGTCAGCGACTGAGGCGGCGATTAAGGCCGGATATTCGAAAAAGACGGCCGGGGCGATTGCAAGCGAGAACTTGAAAAAACCTAACATTCAAAAGGCCGTAGAGGAAGAGATCGACCGCGCCGCGGAAGCCGCCGGCGTCAACCCCGAGTACGTCTACCGAAAGCTGAAACAGATCATTGAAGTCAATACTCAGCTGATAGCGGACGGAGACGATGATGAACAAACGCTCGACAAGGACGGCAAACAGGTTTGGGTCATGGTCGATCCACTGGCCGCGAATCAGGCCGCCAAAACGCTCGGGGGCTTTCTCAAGATGGGTAAAGACAAGGCTGAAGAGGCTAAGGACGAAGCCCTTACGTCTTTGGCTGAGATTCTGCGGGAGAGAATAGGTGCCCTCAAGTAAGACGAAGAAGAAAGAGGCGGACGCCTTTTTGGTGCTGGATCGTATTGATCTCGACACGCCGGCGGGCGTCAATCAGGCTCTTGTGGAGGTTGCCGCGCAGACTTCAAAGGACCCTCTGAAGTTCGTCCAGATTGCCTTCCCGTGGGGCAAAGATACCCTCGCCGGATGGGACGGCCCGGACGTGTGGCAGGTGGACGTGCTCACGAGCATGCGGGACTACCTTCAGCGAGGGGATGAGGATGGGGCCATTTCCGCCTACCTGGACGCGACGGCGGCCGGTCACGGCGTGGGAAAGTCCGCTCTCGTGGCTTGGATCACGCTGTGGAGCATGGCGACGTTCCCGGATACCCGCGGCATCGTCACGGCCAACACCGACACCCAGCTGCGAACTAAGACGTTTGCCGAAGTGACGAAGTGGTTCAATCTCTGTCTCTTCAAGTCGTGGTTCCGAATCTCGGCGACGTGCGTCTGTAGCCGACAGAAGGATCATGACAAGACGTGGCGCTTTGACGCGATCCCGTGGTCTGAGTCGCGTCCCGAAGGCTTTGCAGGGTTACACAACGCCCGAAAGCGCATCATGGTGATTTTCGATGAAGCCTCGGCCATTGCCGACATAATCTGGGAAGTCGTCGAAGGTGCCATGACCGATAAGGACACTCAGATTTTTTGGATGGTTTTCGGCAACCCGACGCGAAACACCGGGCGCTTCTACGAGTGCTTTAACAAGTACCGGCATCGTTGGGTGCATCGTCATGTGGATGGGCGGACGACTATCGGCACGGACAAGAAAAAGATTGCGACGTGGATTCAGGACTACGGCATCGACTCGGACTTTGTGCGAGTGCGTGTGCTGGGGCAGTTCCCGTCGGCGTCTTCGCTGCAGTTTATCCCGCGTGCCATAGTCGATGAGGCGATGCAACGGCAGTTGGAGCACTGTTCCTACTATCGGCAGGTGGTGATTCTTGGCGTGGACGTGGCGCGGTTCGGTGACGACGCGTCTGTCATCTGTTGCAGGATCGGGACCGATGCCCGGTCTTATCCGGCAAAAGAGTTCCGCGGACTGGACGGTTGGGAGTTGGCGGCGAAGATCGCTGAGGTCTACAACGAATTCCGACAGAAGGGCGCCCGAAAGGTTGTTATCAATGTGGACGCCGGCGGTGTGGGGGCGTCCCCGATTGACTGGCTGCGGCATAACGGTTATCCGGTGAACTCCATCAACTTCGGTGGCGGGGCAACGAATACCGAACGCTACAAGAATCTTCGAGCGGAAATGTGGGGGCGTGGGCGCGAATGGCTGAAGGCCGGCGGCTGTATCGAACAGAACGACGATCTTGTGACGGACTTGACAGGGGTTGAGTACGGCTATACGCCGACGAATCAGATTCTGCTTGAAAGCAAAGAGAGTATGAAGGATCGCGGCCTGTCGTCTCCCGATCGCGCGGACGCGCTGATGCTCACGTTTGCCGTTCAAATGAATGAGTACCTGTCGGAGATGGGGCACGCTCAGCCGCGTAACGGTCGTCTGGGGGCGCATACCGTTCGGGACCCGTATGCGTGATGTGCGCGTAGCCTGGTGAACGCTGTTGACAATGCCTCTCATCTTTGAGGGGCTTTTTATGGCTGTAGGAAACGTAAAACGATTAGCAGGGCCTTTTACCGGGGCCGGGACAAAGATTCTTCCGTTTGGCTTCAAGATTTTTGAGCCGACGGACGTATTTGTCGCCCTGGCAGAAAAAGAGAATGATCCTCCGAAAAATTTGGAATACAACGCGGATTACTCCGTGGAAATGAACCAAGATCAGGAGGCTACGCCCGGTGGTACGGTGACTCTGACGAATGCCCTGAATGAAACGCAGATCGTATCGGTTGGGACGGACATTCCCTACACGCAGACCACTCAGCTCACGAATTACATCCGCTTTCCGCCGGAAACGATAAACACGGCGCTTGACAGAACGGTCGTGCAAATTCAGCAGCTTGTCGAGCAAGTCAGCCGCGCGCTCATCACAGACCCCACGGACACGATCACCCCTCGTCAGCTGCGCGATAAGTTGCTCGCCGCGGTGGACGACGCTATCGCTGCGGCCGGGGCGTCCAAGGAAACGCTTGCCGCCTGCGAAGCCATCAAGGGCTTGATCGAACGTTACTCGTGGGATATTCCCCACCTGGTGAACTCCCTCGAAGAGGTCGAGGCTTACCCCTACGACGGGTACTTCTGGGTCAAGGGCTACGGCAATCCGGGCAACGCCGGGGAAGATATTTCGAACCGGTTGGTGGGCGGCCGCACGTTGGCTCGTTGGTCTGCGGGTATGCCGGTTGTGGTGTATGCCTCTCCCGACGGCGATGGGGATGGGTCTGAAGGGGCTCCTTTCTCCCTCGAAGGATTGTCCACTTTTTTATCGGGGTTTAAAGCAAGCGTTGAAGTTCACCTTGCCGACGGCATCTATGACGCACCGAGCGGCCTCAGTTTGTCAGCACAAAAGACGACGTTAATAGGGAGTTCGTCAGCCGCTGTGATACTCGATTGCTCCGGGGGAAAGGGATACGGTATTTTTTCTAAAGACTGCCAACTTACAATTTCAGGTGTCGCGGTCAGAGGAGCCGCCCTTGACGGTTTCCGCCACCAGGGTGGTAGCGTAGCTTGCACTGACATCAGAGCTACGGAATGCGGCCACGCTGGATTCAGTGCGCTGGGTGACTGCGTAGTCTCTGTACAGAATGCTGCGGCCGATAACAATGCGTGGAACGGCTTTTCCTTTACCCAGGGGGCTTCTGGAAATGTTTACGGAAGCTCTGCTACGGGAAACAAGCTGAACGGGGTTCATGCAAACTACTGCGGTAACCTGTATTTCAGTGATTTTATATCCAAAAATTCGGGTAGCAGCGGCTTTTTCCTCAGTGGAGGCACTTCAGTTTACCTTGACAAAACTGAAACGAATAACAATGCGGTTGCAGGCTTGCTTGCTAGTGGACTGTGTCGTGTCAGCGTACAAAATTCATCCGCTACAGGGAACCCCCGCGGCTGGTTTGCAGAGTATGGCGCTTTCGTTACTCTCTGCGATTGTGACACCGATGGCGGCTCAGTAGGTGCGACGAGCGGCTGGGGCGGCGTCGTCGCCGAATACGGCGGTGCGGTATCCCTGGCTCATTGCTCTAAGAATTTCAATTTCAAGAATTATCGTACAGCGCTATACGCCCTTAACGGCGGTCGAATAGACATAACGCGGCCAAGTAGCAAGTATCTTGCTTTTACTAATTGCACCTATAAGTCATCTCCTGCATTTGACGCGATCGGAAACAACGGCGGGCAAGTCTGCGCTGGCGAGACTCAAGGGGCATCCCTGCTGGACTACTTGCAGACCTCGGGGCAGGTAGGCGACGCGATTCCGAAAGGCGCTGCAGACCTAAATAACCTCCGGGATTCAGGGGTTTATACATGCGATGGCAGTGCTTCAAATCTTCCGTCAGGTTTTGGCCAGACCATCGTAATCGTTACTAAGCGCGCTGTCTCAAACGCTACGCGGAAAATCATTCAGACCGTCTACAACCTTTCAACCCCTGGGATCGCAATCCGCTTTGGTCTATGCCCAAACGGCGACGACGAAACTGTCAACTGGGGCGCCTATACCAAACTCGCAACGGCTTAATCATGACAATCCAATACCATTCCGGAGTCGCCCTCGCCAAGAAGAAGGGCAAGGATATTCACATTGTGGAAACGCCCACAGGCATCGGGGATATGTTGCCGGTGATAGCAGAAGGTTCGAGCGTGCCCCGAGTGCTGAGCAAGCGGTTTGCAGACGTTGTGAACGTGAAGGACTTTGGGGCTGTTGGCGATGGCCACCATGATGACACTGCGGCGATTCAAGCCGCTATCGATAGTGGTAAAAATGTATTTATCCCTATGGGAGTGTATTTATGTGGCCGTGAGCTTGAACTCAAAACAAAAGGTCAAATCATCACTGGAGCCGGAGCTGGAGCTGGGTATCGAAGTGGAAACATCAATACTGTGATTTCATATTTTGATATCTCGACCTTGTTGTTTAAAGATCCTGTCGATGGTTTAGCCGCTAAGAAAATTCGTACTCGTGTTCGATACAGAGGATCTGCTTCAGACCCGCAGGATGACCCAATCTCAGTATGTCTCAACGTACAAGCGGAAGGGGTTGTACTATCTGATTTTGCGGTTCGTCTTAAAACCGATGTATCTGAGTTTGATCGTGAACAGATCTCTATTATTGATCCCGCAACTGCCACTGAGACACAGCGACAATTCCTTGTCGCTCAAAGTAAAAATTTAGGTGCTAATTGGGGCGTCGGTGTATTTGTCGGCACACGCACTCAAGTGAAGTTGAATCGAGTCAATGTCATTGGCTATTTCCGAGAAGCCAATGTTTGGCTTGATTCTACGAATGGGCACAATATGCCAAGGTTCCCTGCTTTAAATGGGAATGCTTATCCGTCTGATAATGTCGATGGTGGTGCAGATGGCTTTACTGCTAAAGACTGTATGTTCTTTGGCGGTTTGTGGGGGATGCGTGTACAAGGCCCAGAGCCAAAAGCTGGATCGGATGCCTATGAGACAAATTACTATGATGAACTATCAGGTGGACTCGTAAGAGATCGTCGAGGGTCTTTTGGTTGCTCCGATCTTTACTTAGAAGGTTGTCAAATCTACGGGCCTCAGCACTACAGTCATCTTCGTCGTGTCGATATGACGGAGGTTGGGGATCCCGTCGCTGATGTTGAAAAGGGCGGTGCTTTCTCCATTGGTGGCATGGCTGGCAACGGCACTGGACGTATCCATGGTCATCGTTACATTAATTGTCGCTTTGCTTCTAATGCGCCTTTTGTTGTTCGTGTAGATAGATCAAGTCGAGATTTGTTCCTTGGATGTACGATCGACAATGAAGGTCAGGCCTACGACACGCAAGGCAAGCCGATAACGATGTCTGCTGATACTTCCTTCAATGGGCTCGTGTTAACAAAGAATGCACAACGCTGTCGGTTTATTGGTACAGTAGGAAATTCTTATAGCACCTACACCACGTTTTTGGGTGGCAGACATACGGTTCTATCCTGTGATTCAGATGCAGAATTTGACAATTATTTGTCTGCAAAAACGCTAACGATAGGTGGTTTTGATTCTGGCGGTGAAAATAATTCTTCGGTTCGAGTCGTTGCTGATCCAGGTCGAGTAGCATCCATATTCTTTGGGGATAGTAATACCCCTGCACAGGCAGCTTTCAACTGGTACTCAACGAGTAAAAATTTAGTTTTTTCAGTTGGGAACGAAGAATTGATCCGGATGTTTGGCGATAATTCAAAAAACATTCGGAAATTCTATGTCGGTGGATCTGATGGCATAGGTTTTTCTCGCAATGAGGGGTTCTCGTCCATCTATGCAAACGACGAAGAATCGCTTCGCTTTTTGAGTGGGCATGTACGTACAATGGGGTCGTTACGTCCAAATGAAGATGGAACGGCTTTTCTAGGTACGGGTAGTGCAAGATGGTCTGCGGTATTTGCAGCCACAGGGACAATCAATACTTCCGACGAACGCGAAAAGACTTCTATCGTCGATCCTGACGAATCGCTCATGCGTGCTTGGGGCAAGGTCAACTTCAAGGTCTTCCAGTTCAAGGACGCGATAGAGAAGAAGGGTGCTGACGCTCGCTTGCATGTCGGCGTGATCGCCCAGCAAGTCATCGAGGCTTTCAAGTCCGAAGGCTTGGACGCAACTCGCTACGGTCTTCTCTGCTACGACAAGTGGGAGGATGAGTACGAGGACGTCACCGTGGTGGATCAGCCGGAGGTGACGGACGAGGACGGGAACATTACGACGCCCGAAGTATCGCACGTAGAAAAGCGCCTGGTGACTGCGGCTGGAGATCGGTACGGCATCCGCTACGAGGAAGCCTTGGCCCTTGAGTGCGCCTACCAGCGCTGGCGCCTGGCGCAAATTGAGGCGCGTCTTTGAACACTAATGCCATAATTCGGACAACGGAGAAAGATCATGGAGAGAAAGATCGCTGTGCTCCCCATTCGGGAACTTAAGGAAGGCTACCCCGTTGAGCTATGGGCCAACGATAAAGGCCGCCTTGTTGTCCGCACTTATTCGGTCGACCGGTATGGTGAGTCCGATCTTGACCTCTTTGATCTTATCGATTGGGTAAGAACTCAAAGAGGAGAACCGTATGCCGGAGCCGAACTGTGTCGAAATGCTGCTGGACGAGATAGACAGGGCGCTTAAGGCCGAACTGTATGTCGTCGCAACGATGGCAGCGCTTACCCTGCCCGATATGTGCGCGGCCTTAGAAACAGAGGGCTTCTGGGCGAAGAATGTGAACTACGTAGCATGGTGCGAAAAGAACCTGTCGCAAGAGTTTTTCTCATTGGCGACGCCCGAACTGATGAAGCAGCTTCGCAACGATCTCCTTCATACGGGGACTGTGGATGACCGCAAAGGCAACAAAAAGCTGATCCTTACGATTCCAAACGGCCGGATACACCTCAGCAACAATGTTTGCAACGAGACCTATCTCACGGACGTCGTGGACTTCTGCCACGGGTTGATGCGGGCGGCGCGGGTATGGCTCGCGAAGAATCAAAACGCGCCGACAGTACAGCGAAATCTTGAAAAAATGATTCGGCGTCGTGAGAATAAAAATGGCATTCCGCCCTTTATTGGCGGAATACCGATTCCGGCAATCTACTGATTGAGGCGCGGCTGTCATAAAAGAGAACCCCGGGAAACCGGGGTTTTTCGTGCGCGTACTTCCTGACTCTGCGCCGATCATGCTGGCATAGGAGGCGCTATGGAAGTACGTAGAACGACTTGGGCGGAAACGTTCGCCCGTCCGGAATTTCAGCAGATTATCAAGGACTACGCAGACGAAAGCGGAAGTCCTTTCATGCGTGGCGCACCGAATCCCGATGAGTACATTGCGGCCGAAAAGGCAGGGGCTTTTATCCCGGTTGGTGTTTTTGACGGCGGACGCATTGTCGGCGGGGTCAATATCATGATCCATCGCATCCCGCACTATCAGGAAGTGCTCGCGTCCGTGGAATCCATCTTTCTCGCCAAAGAGCACCGACAGGGTACGGCGGGGCTGCGGCTTCTGCGTGAGGCCGAGAAGGTGGCCCGTGAGGCCGGCGCCCAGGTGCTGATGGTAGGGGCGCGCTGCGGTTCTCGGTTTGAGGAACTGTGCCGGCGCCTCTATACGCCCGTCAACACGGTTTTCCAGGTGCGGTTATGACGGCGGCACTGCAATCTCGCGGCGAACTGCCTCCGACAACGGCGGCAGGGATTGCCGAAGTGAAAGCCCTTGAGGCGTTCAACGAAACGATGCCGCCGGCGGACGTGCCGACGGATCACTTTATCCATGCCGGCTGCTATGTGAGGACGTGTCGAATCGCGGCCGGGGTGCTGCTTACCTCAGCCCTTATCAAGGTGCCGACGGTGGTCATCATCAGCGGTGATGTGGTGATTCGCGCGGATAGCGAGTCTCATCGGGTGTCGGGCTACACGGTGCTACGGGGCATGGCGGGGCGCAAGGTGGCCTATCACGCGCTTCAAGACACGACGATCACCATGATTTATGCGACTCAGAAAGCGGTCCCGGAAGACTGTGAACCTGAGTTTACGGGCGAATACGAACATCTTCTCACTCGGAGGAAATAACAATGTCAGGTGCAACAACGGCGGCAATGGTTGGTATGGCGGCAGTGGCTGCGGCGGGTACGGCCGCTTCGATGTACTCAGCCAATAAGCAGGCGAAAGCACAAGATCGCGCAACGCGTCAGGCGGAAGAGAACGCTAAAAAGCAGGCGGAACAGTCCGCGCAGGCTACCCGGCGCCAGCAACAGAATCGGGCGGACGTGTCCGGCATTCTCTCGATGAATCAGGACGGCGGTTTGTCCGGCGGGTCTACGCTTCTGTCCGGGGCCGGCGGCGTCAATAAGAATCAGATGAGCTTAGGCGGTGGTTCTACGTTGGGGTAAGCCATGAGCGACGGTAAGGACTTACGTGAAACAATCCTGCGGCGCTGGGTGGTGCTCTGCAATGAGCGTGAGCCATACGAATCTCAGTGGCTTGAGATTTCACGCCACATAACGCCGGCAAGTGGGCGTTTCCTGGGGACGGATGTTAAGAATCAGTCCCGTAGTCGGTGGAACAAAATCTACGACAATGCGGCGACGTACGCGGCGACGATTCTGTCGTCCGGGCTACAGTCGGGGATGAACGATCCTTCGACGCAGTGGTTCGCGCTCACGACGGGAACGCCTGATTTGGACGAAAGCCACGAGGTCAAAGTTTATCTCGACCGTGTGCAGCGCATTTTGGAAATGGCGTTTGAAAGCACAAACGTCTATCAGGCGTTGCACCACGGTTGGCGTGAGGTCGGGGTCTACGGAACGTGCGCCATGATTATCGTGGAGGACGCGAAGGCTGGCTTCCACTGCTATCCGTTGGTCTGCGGTGAGTACTGCATTGGCGTAGATGCCTGTAATCGTCCTAATACGGTTTACCGTCGTTTCTCTATGACGGCGGCGCAGATGATTGAGCAGTATGGCCGTGCCAAGTGTTCTAAGGCCGTGCGGGACGCGTACGATCAGGGCCGCCCGGATAAGTCCTTCAAGTGCATTCATGCCATTGAGCCGCGCTTTGACCGTGACCGCACAAAGAAAGACAATCTCAATATGCCGTGGCGGATGGTGGTGTTGCAGATTGACTGCGACGAAGGCGAAGACGGAATTCTCCAGGAGTCAGGCTACAACGAATTTCCGGCGGTGGTGGGACGCTGGGGTGCGAACGCTTCGGACGTTTATTCCGAAGAAGCCCCCGGCATCATTGCTATCGGCGATACAAAACAGCTGCATCACGAGTGCCTACAGAAGGGGAACGCCATTGATTACGCGGTGAACCCACCGTTGATCTTCCCGGTATCCGCGAAGGAATCGGAACTTGATTTCCTGCCTGGCGGCCGAAACTTCATTGATATGCCGTCTCAGGCGAATCAGGTGCAGAGTGCTTGGGCGGTTAGACCTGATCTCACGGCCCTGGCGGCGGATATGCAGGATATTCGTCAGCGTATCAATCAGGCGTTCTGTGTCGATATGTTCCTCATGGTGTCGTCCGCGAACAAGCATCAGATGACGGCTGAAGAAGTGGCGCGACGCAATGAGGAAAAGTTGATGCTCCTGGGGCCGGTGCTGTCCCGTCTCAATAACGAGGTGCTGAAGTCCCTCATTGAACGAGCTTTCAACATCCTCGCCCGTGCCGGACAATTGCCGCCGGCGCCTCCGGAACTGCAGGGGCAACAGCTGAAAATCCGCTACATGTCGATGTTGAGCCGGGCGCAACGCTCGCTGCGGGCCAATAGCCTCGATCAGTACCTGATGCGTATCGGCAATCTCGCTAAGTACGACAATCGGGTGATAAAGAAGATTGACCCCTTTGCGGCGGCCGACGAATATGCCGATTACCTCAGCGTGGCTCCGTCGGTGGTGGTGCCGACCGAGCAGGCGATGCAGGCTGTGGAAGCAGAGAATCAGGCGATGCAGCAGCAGGCGCAGCAAGCCCAGATGGCTCAGGGCGTGGACTCTCTCGCCAAACTCGGCAAGGTGCCGGCAGACGGCTCCACGATGGCCGGAAAGGTGGTGCAAGGCATGATGGCGGCGCAACAGTAACGAATCTCTCCTGAGAACCGTGGGCGGTCTTATGTCGCCGCCTTTTCCCCCTGCGCGTATGCGCCCTGACCTGTCTTAGGGTGCGGACAATCAGGGGGATTTTTTTATGGCAACAACTCCGACAACTTCAGAAAGCACCGGGCTCACGCCGGCTCAGGCAGGGTACGGGGCGTTATGGCTCCAGGCCGCGGCGGGTCTTGTGAGCGCTTTTGGCGGCATGAGCGTTACCCGGCATCAGAACTCTATCGCGAAGGCTCAGGCCAATATTGCCCGAATCAATGCGCAGTCCATGGAACTGCAGGCGCAGGCTGTCTTGCGGGCTAATGAGTCCGCGACAGTGCGAAAGACGATGGAAGCCGGGCAGGTGAAGTCGGCTCAGCGGGCGGCCTTGGCGGCGAACGGCGTGGCAGTAGGAGAAGGTTCGGCAGCAGAAGTGCAGGCTTCGACTGATATTGTCAAAGAAATGGACAAGAATCAGATGAAGGAGAATGCCGTCCGGAACGCCTGGGGCTACCGGATGCAGGCGGCGAACTACGAGGGGCAGGCGCTGATGGCGGAAGCCTCAAAGCAGAGCGTTGGTCTGAACTTCGCTACGTCCATTCTCAATACGGCGTCTCAGGTCGGCAGTAATTACATGCTCATGTCCGCCAACGGCGTTTTCAAGGATGCCGGCAATGGGACGCAGACCGCTCAGCCGGGCGACTCCCTCACGCTCAAAAAGACGCCGACTATCGAAGTGGGTGGCGCAAAGATTCCGATGCTGGGTAGCACTCAGGCTGCGCCGACGTTCCAGTACGGCGTCTTTAACGGCGTCAAACTCTATTAGGAGAAGGCACGATGCCGATGGTTCCGATGTATCAGGGCGGCGTGCCGTCCGTTGTGGATTCCGGACAGACAGGGCGGCAGGTGGCCCAACTTCCGAATCAGACGATTAACTACGCGAAGTTGATGCAGGATGCGCAACAGCCCTTGCAGGACTTTGCGAACAATGCCGGTAAGGCGCTTCAGACGATTGCCGCACGGAATATCAAGGCGGAAAGCGACGAGGCCGAAATGAAGTACATGGAGGCGGTGCAGACGCGCCTCTATGATCCGGAAGCCGGCTACTTCAATCAGAAGGGTAAGAATGCCGTAGACGCCTACGACGGCGCGATGCAGGGCCTCAAGAAGGATGCCGACGACATTCTCGGCAGTTTGTCGCCTTGGGCCCGTGAGGCGGTGCAGTCCCGCATTCAGGATCGTCTCCGGTCGGCTCAGGGGCAGTCTATGCAGTGGATGAGCCGTCAGCGGGACGCCTGGCACATCGGAACGTCTAAAGCCCGTATTGATTCGCTTGTGGAAAGCATCGGGCAGAACTACGGCAACAAAGACTACTGCGGCGCGTCCTATCAAAGCCTTGACGATGAAATCACGGCCCTTGCCAAAATGCAGGGTCTTGGTGAGGAACAGACGAAAGCCTTGCGCGATGGTTACTGGGATATGGCTCAGGCTCAGCGCTATAACACGTGGGGTCAGGATGACGCTGTGGCGGCCTTGACGGACTTTCAGAACAACCGTAGCTCCATCGGCAATGACGTGGCGGCCAAGATCGGGACTCAGCTGTGGCAACAGGCCAAACAACCGCTCGCGATGATGCTCGCCGGCTCCGTCGGCGAAACAATGCTGAACAAGAAAGACTTCATCAAAGAGTCCCTGAAGCCTGGGCATCGTACCGGCATTCCGGCGATTGATGGGCTCAATCAGGCGCAGAAGGTGGAGCTTTTCTCGGCCGCCTATTCCTATGCGGCACAGAACCGGGCGGCGGCTCAGGCGGACTTGCGGACGGCGGTTCAAAACTCATTGGCTACGGTTGGGGATCAAGGGTATGACGAGAATGAACTGTCGGAAGAAGACTTCATAAATGCCTTCGGCGAAAAGGGTGGTAAGGATCAGTACGAAAACTACAAGCGCAACTTCGATGCGGGTAGCTTTTCCTTTGGTTGTCAGTACATGGATACGTCGCAGATTGCCGAAACTCTGCAGAACGCAAAGCCTACGCCGGGCTCTCCGACTTATGCGGCCGACAAAAAGCGCTACCTGGATATGGCGAAGGCGGCCTCTGACGTTGTGACGGCTCGCCAAAAGGATCCTGTAGGGGCGGCGATTCAGACGAATCAGTTTGGGTTTGAGCCGTTGAATTTTGATAACCCTGAGCAAATGCAGCGGCAGTTGACGACGCGCATCAATCAGGCGCAGGCGATTTCGGAGTCTTGGGGGACGCCCAAAGCAATCCTCTCGGACGGTGAGGCGCAACAGTTGGTTGCTACGTTGGATAACGTGGACGTGGTTAAGCGCACTCAGACACTCGCCCAACTGGCAACGATGGTCGGGACGCAGAACATTGGGACGCTCGCAAACCAATTGGGACCGAAAAATCAGCAGTACGGTACGGCGCTGTATCTGATGTCCGGTGGTGATATTGGACTGGGCAATAACTACCTGATGGGCAAAGACTTTATGTCTCAAGGCGTTGTGCAGAAGCCCACGACAGGCGACGGCTCGGTCAAAGAAATTCTCGGGTATATGCAGGCAGAGGGCAAGGAAGCCGCACTTTCCAGCAATAATGATTTGATGGAAATGTGGGCGGATGCTGCACAAGGGCTGTGGGCGTACAGCTCCCGACTTGGTAATGCCCTTACCTCGAAAGCAGCCCTCGAAAAGGTGCTTGGCGGTCAGTTGATCGAGTGGAACGGGAAGCGAATCGTCACGCCGTACAACGAATATACGAAGCGCGGCTACGACAAAAGCTCGATTTTTGCTACGAGTTTTGATGATCTTTTGGAACGCAAGATCGGCGCCTTAAAGGACGACAAGACGAAGGTTATTACTGGAATTACCGGTAAAGATCGAACTACGGTCGGGGCCATTGCTCCGAATTTCAAAACAATGCAGCTTGAGACCATTAGTGATGGCAAGTACCGAATCATTGATCCGAATTCGCCGTATGGCTATGTGATGCAGGATTTGGGTAACGACACAATGATCCCCTACGTTCTTGATGTGATGGATGTGAAATGATTGATATTAGTTCGTTTATTTCCGAAGATCGATACAAGATTCCACAGGGCGTCCGCGATTGGGACGGTAGTCGGATTACTGCGCCGGAAGTCGGTTTCTGGGACGGTACGAAAGATGCCATTAAGGACATCCTCCCGAATGCCGCGCTTCACGTAGGCTCGGCGCTGACGGGGATGTTTACGGGCAGTGGCCGGCAGGCGACGATTGAGCAGGCGGCCGCGGAAGCGCAGGAGCAAGGCATTCCGATTACGGATCCGAAAGAATTCGCCCGAAAGCAGGCGGAATACATGGATGCTTCAGCAAAGGAACTGCGTCGGATTGCCGAAGAAGAGTACACGCCGAATCCTGAGACTACTGGCGTGGCCGGACAGATTATCCACGGCGTCGGTACAGAACTGACGAAAGCGGTGTTGGTGGCCCCGATTGCTGCAGCGTCTCCGCAGGCGGCGGCGTTGGCCTATGGCGCGATGCACGGCGTTGAAACGACTCAGCGCTACAAGGATAAAGGCGTTGACGAGAATACGGCGAATTGGCTGGGCGTGAGCGCCTTTGGTACGGGTACGCTTGGTTTCTTGATTCCCGCGGCCGCTGGACCTACGCGGTTGGCTTCGGCAGTCTATGGCGCTATTACGAATCCTGCGGCGAATGTTTCCGAAGATTTGACGACTCGAATGATTCTCCGGAAGCAGAACTACGAAGCACTGGCGGCGACGATCAATCCGTTTGATCCGTTGAATTTAGCCGTGGCCGCGTTCGTCGGAGGTGGGTTCGGTACTATCGGTTTCCATAAAAAGACGACGGCGGCCGCTAAGAAAACCGAAGAAAAGCCCGCAGAAACGACAAAGGAAAAGCCTCAGACTTTGGCTGATTCCGTTGTCGAAGGCGTGAAAACGGCAAAGAAGGCTGCGGCGGAAGTGCCTGATGTGTCTCAGGTGCAGGAAGCCTCTGCGCTCCGCATGGCCGAAAACGGCGTTGTTCTTCAGAACCGTAATCGTGGCACGGCTTCGAGCATTGTGCAGATGCAGCAGATCGCCGGTAATCCGATTTACAACATGGTCTCGGTTTCCCGTGAACTCTCCAGCGGTGCCCCGGTGATTGCTTTCCCGAACAATTTCTCTGAAGGGCAATGGGGGCGTACGGAAACGGTGTCGGCTTCCGATGGTTCTCAGATGGAAATGCGGTATGCCGTTGTTGAGGCGGATGAGTTGCAGGTATCTAACTTCGCTGACGGCACTCGAAACGCTGACTACGGCGTGGTGAAGCAGAACGTGACGATTGCCGGTAATGGGCGTGTGGCCGGCATTTCGGCTGCGTATGAGCGTGGGACGGCTGAAAAGTACAAGGCTGATCTCATTGAGGACGCGGATAACGTCGGGATCAAGCCGTCGGTCATTGAAGGAATGAAGGAGCCAGTGCTTGTCCGTGTGATGAGTGACCGTGACGCCGGACGGCCGGATATTGCGATGCTGTCGAATCAGTCCGGGACGAAGGCGCTTGATGCGACTGAGCAGGCGGAAAACGATGCAGCGGCCATTGACGTTTCAAAGCTGACGTTCGATGAGAACGGGAATATTACGGATGAGACGGTGAAGCAGTTTGCGGCGCTCGTCCCGGATAACTCTTCGCTTGTGGATCGGAACGGTATTCCGAACACATTGGCTCGTCCCCGACTTGAGCGGGCTATCTTCCAGCGGGCGTACGGGAATGCGAATCTCACAAGCCTTCTGACCGATACCGAAAGCGAAGGCGGCCGGGCGGTGTCGATCTTCCTGAAACTCGCACCGAAGATGATGCAGCTTGAAGGGGCCGGCGACTTGGACTTCCGGGATGCGTTGGTGGCTGCGCTGAACGAAGTCTATGTAGCCCGTGCCTCCGGCTCCTTCAAGTCTCTCAAAGAACTGGCGGCGTCTCAGAGTTTGGGACGTATGCCGGAAACTCAGGCGTTCTTGGATTACCTGTCGGGCGTAGGAAATCAGGTGAATGCGCCGACGCAGGTTTTCGCTCAGCTGGCGGATTGGAGTCTTGCGAATAAGCTGCAGGCTGAGGGGATGTTCGCCGACGAATCGCCCTTGCCGACGCGTGCTGACCTGATGATGGAGTTCCAGGACTTGACGGGGGTTCCGGTTGATCCGTCCGTGTTGGATATGATTAAGGCGCAGGTGACGCGTACGCAGGCGCGCGAAAAGATCAGCAACACTATCCGAGAAAAGTTGACTGCAGCGGGACAAGAGACCGAACAGGTGGAAGCGCAGGCGAGAATTTGGACGAACGCCGTGATGCGCCTTGCTGAATTGGCTCATCGTGACCCGTTGGAAATCCTGCCTAATATCGATCTTGAAGGCGTGCCCAGTGCGGCCGATGGCTTCGCTATGCCGGTGACGCAGGGCAAGGAATGGCACATGGGGCCGCAGACGATTGGCAGAGAAAACGAGGCCGTCAATGTGGTTCACATGAGCGCCGTTCCTGAAGAAGGGCGCACGGCTGCGATAGATGCCTTGGCTGCAAAACTGTCGGATGGGTTGAAGAATGGCGATAGCGGCTGGGTTCTTACAGGTTCTCGTGGCGACGCTAAAAAGTCGCTTCCGCCTTTTAAGTTCTCAGAGAAGAACGCTGGTTTGTACGATGCCATTGTCCAAAACTTCGAACAAATAGTTTCGGACGCTAAGCTGATTGAATCTCATGCGGACACTCAGCATCAAAACCCTGATGTGCGCGGAATCCACAAGTTCGCGTCCGCGGCTTCTTACGGTGGGAAAAACTATCGCGTCCAGCTAATCGTGAGGGATTATTTGCCTTCCGCCGGCGGCGAGAGACTGGCGACGCATAGCATTGATGCGGTCGAAGTGAAGGAGATTGAAACCGCAGGCGGGGAGGGGGTTATAGCACCACTTGCACCCACAGACGCTACTAATGTCCCTCCCGGTGCCGCGCAGTCCCCCGGTGCTGGGGTGCCTACTGCGTGGTCGTCTGCTGATACCGTCAGTTTATCAGATTTGCTTAAGGGTTTTGTCCGCGAAGATCAGCGCGGGGCGTTTGATTCGGTGGATGATTCCTATCGTGCCGAAGGGGCGGCGTACTACGAACCGCAGGAATTCAATCAGATCATCGGCGAAACCGGCGTCCGAAACATGGATGCTCGGAACGGCGAGTTCTATCAGGTCGCCTACCACGGCAGTCCGTACATGTTCGATAAGTTCTCATTGGATCACGTCGGCGAAGGTGCCCGGGCCCAGTGGTACGGCTGGGGGATGTACTTCTCCTTGGATAAAAATATTGCTCGTCAGTACGCCTCGAATCTTTACAACGCATCCAAAGATACTCGGGATCGGTATAACCGACTGTCGGCGGAAGCAGATCGCCTGCAGCACGAGTTGACGGCGGCCGAAGATTCCGGGGATGTGGCTGCGGCGGACAGTCTGCGGGCTCAGCTAACTGAAGCTAAGGCCGCTTTAGACAAGGTGTTACCGGATCATCCGCGAGTCTATGACGCCGAAATTCCGGAAGATTCGGTGATGGTTCGGGCGGGCTCGACTATCGATCAGCAGCCCGAAGCAGTGCAGCAGGCGTTCCGGAAACTTCTCGGCGAGGTGGACGGTTCGAAGAAAGGACGTGCTCTCTACAATGAACTTGCCAAAAAACTCGGCTCAAAGAAGGCTGCGAGTGAGGCGCTGCGCAATGAGGGCGTTCTTGGCTTGAGGTACGCCAACAGCGTAGATGGAGAATGCGCCGTCGTTTGGGATGACAAGGCCATTGAAATCCGAGAATTTCTTCAGGAAGCCAAAGAAAACGGCGAGATTCGTGGTTCCTACAATCCTCAAACAAATACCATTCGGCTGACGCCGAACGCCGACATTACGACGTTCTCCCATGAAATGGGGCATTTCTGGCTGACGAATGCCATAAGACTCAGCACGCTGCCCGGAAGTGATTTGAGCCTGCGTCGTGACGTGCGGAAGCTAATGGATACGTGGGGCATCAAGGATGCTTCCGAATGGGAGAAACTGGGTACCGAAGGTCAGCGGCAGTATCACGAACAATTCGCCTCATGGGTCGAAGAGTTTCTTGCGACGGGACGCGTGCCGAATGACGGGCTTCGCGGCCTCTTTGAAAAGATGCGGCAGTGGATTACTGACCTTTACCGTGACATTCGTTCGCATTTGAACTCTCGCTACCGTCAGGGATTCGGAAAGGATTTACCGGCCCTGTCCGATGAGGTACGCGACATTCTCGAACGCAACATCGCCTATGAGGATCGGTTGGCGGCTGTGCAGCGGGACTTCTCGCCGACGACGGCACAGACGGATGCTGCTCGGTATGCGACGTTTGAAAACGTTGTGAAAAACGATCAACTGGTTGATCGGTCGGATGCTCAATCGTTGCAGGGTTCGTTGTTTGCCGAACAACAGGCAAAGGACGCCTTGAATAATCGGGAGAAGGTTAATGTAAACGGCCCCATGGATGCCGATATGCTCCAGGGGCGACAGGACGCTGTGAAGAAGTCGCTTCACATGCCGGAGTCATTGGAGGCTCGCCCGAAAGACGAAGGGATGCCGGTTCACGAAATTACGAAGGCTGAACCGAAACCGGAGGTTCAGGAAGAGGGCGGCATTGCCGCGGTAGTGCGCCGTGTGTCGGATGCGCTTCTCGGAAAGCAGCTGGAAGAGAATGCGGCACCCAAGGAGGACGCTGATGTGGCGGACATTATGCGGCGGTCTGACGAGGTGTTGGAAAAGTCGCCGGATATGCAGCTAACCCCGGACGAGGTTTCGGATGCCAATGATGTAAAGCCCGGAAAGACGGCGGCGGAGTATGTGGCTGCGGTGGATGCTGAGGCTCAAAGTATCGAAAAATTTGCAAACGTTATGAGTACAGCGGCGATGTGCGTTTTGCGTAACGGGGGGATAACTCATGCCTGATTTAAGACAAGAATGTAAGGACACAATTAAAGGCGCTTTAGGGCGCGATTTGACTCCGGCAGAGTCCAAAGGGATCATCCCTGCGCTGCGCTCTCAGATGGCGGAAATGCGCCGTGCGGATCCGTCGGGATATTCGGCGATGACGTTGGACGAGATTGTGGCTGAGGCTGCGTCCCGCGTGACGGAAAACCTGAAAAACGAAGCGGCTCAGCGGAAGTACCGCGCGCGCCTGGCGATTGTTCAGGCTGAGAAGAATCAGACGAAATACAAGAATCTGGCGGATAAAGGACTTTATGGCTATCGTGCGGTAGCGTGGATTCTGCAGGATACCTACAAGAAGATTACTGGCGTGCGTCAGCAGTACTTTTCGCAAATGGCGGCCGAGTTGCGGGCGGCGCTCAATCCGAAGTTCTTTGGACTGATCGAAGATCGGTCGAATGCCCTGGCCTTGGTGAAGGAACTTCGAGGCGAAGATTCGGGAAATCCAGTCGCAAAGCAAGCTGCGGCCGTCGTCTCAAAAGTCTTTTCGGAACTCCGGACGCGATTCAACCGGGCCGGCGGCAATATCGGCTTGTTGGCCGATTGGGCTTTGCCGCAGTCCCATGATGCCGACAAGATTGTGAAAGCCGCGAATCGGATTTCCGGAAACCGTTTCACGCGCTATACGCCGGCGCAGAACATGGAAGCCTGGGTAAATTTCATCTCCGACAAACTCGACCGCAGTCGGTATATCAGCGAAGAGACCGGGGAACTTCTCAATGACGAGGAGTTTCACACAATGCTTCAGAAGGTTTACACGACGCTCGTCACCGACGGCAACGGGGATCAGTTTGGCTCACGTGTTATCGGGCAGGGCTCAAAGTCTCGTGCAAATAGGTATGGTCAGCACCGCGCTCTCCATTTCAAGAGTGCTGAAGCCTATATCGAATATGAGACGAAGTTCGGTACCGGGAGCGTGATGCAGACGATTACGTCCCGCATCAATTCGATGTCAAAGGATATTGCGCTGTTGGAAAGTCTAGGCCCGAATCCGACGAATACCTACCGGACGCTGCATCAGATCGCCGGACAGGATTTGGAACGCGCGAGGGCAACGGATACGCTTTGGGATCGTCGTTGGAAGTACCGTGATGTGAATGGCGCTCTCGGCGTTTCGACTGAAGCAATGTGGAAGGTTCTCAGCGGGGAGGCGGCTCGTCCTGCGGGGACAGGGTTGGTGGCTGCGGTTGGTCAGGGCGTCCGGAATCTGCAGGTGGCAGGGAAGCTGGGTAGCGCGTTGATCTCGTCGTTCTCGGATATTGGCTCGTACTACGTCACGCTTGCGGTGAACGGCATCAACCCGTTGAATGCGTCGTTTTCGCTGATAACCGCCTTTAGCCGGTCAGATCGAGAGTTTGCAGCGCGTGCGGGGTTCTTGGCTGATGACGTGTGCGCGGGGCTTGGCCGCTGGTACGACGAGAATGTCGGTAGTGGTCTGACAGGCGTTCTCGCTGATGCGACGATTCGGATGTCTTTGCTGGGTGCTTGGACGAACGGTATCCGCCGGGCTTTCGCCTTGAATTACATGGCTGCGACAGGAAAGCTCGCAAAGTCAAAAGGCTGGAAAGAGTTGAGCGCTTATGATCGCGCTCGGCTGGAGCACGGCGGTATGACGGAACATAGTTGGAATCTGCTGCGCCTGGCGAAGTCAGAAAACTACAAGGGTGTGGACGTTTTGACGCGTGACGCCATTGAGAAGATTTCGGACGCTGATCTTGCGGCGAACGGCTTTACCCGCGCTCAACGGGACAAGGTGGTGTCCGATTACCTTTCGATGGTGTCGGACGAAAGCTACATGGCATCGCTTGAACCTGACCTTGCGACGCGCGCCGGCGCTAACCGTGGCGAACAAGCCGGGACGGTAGCAGGGGAGTTTTGGCGTTCGTTGATGCTCTTCAAGTCCTTCCCCTTTGCGATGCTGACGCGACACTGGTCTCGCGGTTCTGATTTATGGATGTCCGGCAATAAAGGCGGCGCGATGTTGTACGGCGCTAGTATCGTAGCTAGCACGACGCTCTTCGGCGCGCTGTCGTTGCAGGCTGCGAACATCCTTGCTGGCCGAGATATGCAGGATATGACGACTGCGGACTTTTGGGGCAATGCTGCGATGAAGGGCGGCGGCCTTGGCGTCTTTGGCGACATGCTTTACAACGGCGTGTTCGGTGAAAATGCCTACGGCTCTCCGAATGTGCTCAGTTTCCTGGGGCCGGTCGCCGGGTCTGCGTTTGATACCTGGGATGTTGCGATGAGTATGCGCGATGCCGCAATGTACGATAAGGATACAAAGTGGCAACAAAAGGCGCTGCGGCTGGTGCGCGGGAATACTCCGTTCGCTAATGTCTGGTGGATTAAGCACGCCGTCGATCATGCCGTGATGAACGACGTGAATGAAATGCTGTCCCCCGGATACAATCGTCGTCAGCGCAACCGGGCGATGCGGCAATACGGACAAGACTACTGGTGGCCTCAGCAACAGATGTTGCCCGAACGTGCTCCCCGGATGGCGGATCAACCTCGCAGGTAGAATGCCAAAACAAAACCCGCCGAAGGAGCGAACTTCGACGGGTTTACTTCGCTAATCATCCTTTGGAGGAAGGATATGGGAGTCATTATAACAACTGCGATTTCAATTATCCTGGGGGCTCTCGTTATGAAATTGTTTGATTCTGAAAGGCGTCTGACTGGGCCTGAGGTTGTTTTTGCTAGTGCGGCCTTATGTGTCGTGCTGGGATGCCTCATGAAATGGGTGATAGAGCTATGGGCGGAAGCAACAGGCTATTTCGGATTGCCGATACTCCCGTCGGTTTTCTACAGAGTTTATACGCCTTGGGAATTGGTTGTGTCGCCTTTTGTTCAATGGCTCATTCTGAGCAGCATCATTGTGTTCTTGTTGAAACTTCGGAATTGGCCGAAAGATTTTGATGAAGAAGAACGCCGGGATTGGGTTGTTAAACTGAGTGGGCGTTACATCAAAATCATGCTGTTTCTGGAGTGCTTCTTTATTCCTTATGCCCTATACAGGTGGTACCCCGTATGGGGTCAATGGTTCGGCCTCATACGGGGTTAAGCGCCTATACGATTTCCAACTGCGTCGTAATGCTGACAATCTTCATCGGCAAGGGCTGGTTTTGCCGGATACAGATTTGTCCGCCGTCGCCCCAACGGGGATTGACCTGCGTCGTCACTTCGCCCGTGATGGGTGTCGGCGGCGTGCCGGCAAGTTCCGTGCCGCGTGCGGGGTAGTCTGTGAGTTTATCGAACGTCGGGCCCGTCTGCAGTCCTGATGTGTTGACAAGACGTACGGAAACCTTCTGAACGTTCTTCATGTGGCCTGAGCCGAAAGAACCGTCCTGCAGCGCCAAAGCAATCGGCAAGGTCTGAAGGTCGGCGGTGTACGGCAATCCGATATGCACCAACGACGCCGGCTCCTGCAACTTGATTTTTCCGTCTTTCACCACTTGATTCGGTTCTACTGAACCGTCGGCCAAGATGGAAACGGTGGCGCCTTCGAGCCACGTTAGTCCGGAAATCTCGTCTTTGGCATCGCCGCGATAGGTTCCGCAACAATCCAGGTGGACGCTTTCTTCAAGCGTGGTGTATTTGCGTTCGTGCATCCGTTCGATAAAGCGGCGGGTGTTGCCATTGATCGTACGGCGCACGACGACGTAAAGCACGTCTTCTTCGCCTTCCGGAACGACGGTGCACGATTCGAAGACGCCGTCCGTGGTAAGGGACGAGAATGCGCCGACGGATTGTTCCGGAACGTAGGTGAACGCAATCAGGTTGCCGGCAGAGCTGACACACCAAATGATCGGCCACGGTGCTTTTGAGTAAGAAAGGTCGATAGGTCCCAGGTTGTCGAAAAGGTGGTTTGCCCGGAGACAAACGTCATTTGTGACGAAACCGCCGGCTTCGTACGAGTAGCCGCATTCCCGAAGGTGTCCGCCGCGGGCGCTCGCGTAGACGCAGGCGTTGTTGATTACCAACGGTTGCACAGAATTTGCGCCGACATACGACTGCGGCCGCACGGACATTGACGTTGGCGTAATGGCGTCAGAGTTTAACGGGCTGACTCGCCATTCAGCTGCGCCCGTGAAAAGCATCAGTTGTGACAATGGGACAAAGTGCTGAATGCGGTTAGCCTCGCGGGCGGCGACGCGGATAGCGATGCGGTCGTCATCCTGCGACGGCAGGCTGTAGCTCATATCAGACTCGGTACCGGACTTGGTGGCCCAGATGTTGTTAGGGCGGTTGTAAGTGCCGCCGAACCAACGCCGCTGTTCGAAGTATGTTACTGCGCTCGGGTAGTCACCAGCTTTGCCGACAGTGGCGGTGGCTGTTGCACCTGATCCGCCGGATTTACTGCCGTCAATGTGAACGACAGGATTGGTGTATCCTGAACCCGGTTTCTTGATTACGATGCTGACTATGACACCGTTCTGGACGACGGCCTCAAGTTCAGCCCCTGAACCGGTTGCGTCGGTGACGTAGACGTTAGGGGCGGAGGCTGGTTCCAAGACGACGGGAAAATAGTAATCGCACCTTGCTCCTTTAGAGCCACACTCCAAACTTGCGTGAAATTGGGCTCCCTCCGTATAGCCTTCCCCGCGAGATGTGAGGGAAACGCCCGTCAGGTAAGCGTCCCACCACATGCCTTGAGTCAGCTTGTTGTTTACGTAAGTTAGGCGCCCTTTCCCTCCGGAGCCGTTGCCTTCGATAGTTCCATCAACGTAAAACACTTGAGAAGATGTTATGGGGGGGTAGGGAATACCTTGCCCGTCGTCATGATGGAAATTTTCCGCGTCCAAGTTTACGGATACGGTGTTTCCGTTTGATCCTACGATTCGTCCTTTTTGCGAAATATATGAAACGCTTCGCAATAAACCATACCCGCTCCCGCCATTGGTGACTTTGACCGATGTGATGCCGCCGGATTGTCCGAAGGGGTCGTCGTAAATAGGCGGGGTGATTGATGCGTCGGGGTCGATTTGTTCGTCCCGAATGCTGAGAGTTTTCGTCTGGCCAATGAAGCACCAAACGCCGCCCTGATTGCGATACACGCGATAAAGTTCTGCGCCGGATACGGCGTTCCAAGATATGGTGTTGTAAGCGCCGGTGCCATACGGATTGCAACGGATGGAAGTAGACGGGCCTGCCGCGGACTCGTTTGAGCCGTCAGCCTTTAGGGCGGTTATGCAGTATTCCCGGGTGTAGTCCTCTTTATTCTGCACGTCGCCATTGATGGACTGCACGACGGTAGGAGCCTCCGGTGAGGGCAGTGCGCCTTTGAAGTTGATTTCCACAAGACGCCAATCAACGACGCTGTAGCGGCGTAGTTCTCTCGGTGCATAGGCCGGATGAACGATGGTGAGAACGTCGGCGGATTGAACATAATGCAACGAGAAAAGATCGTCGGCACTGTATGGCGTAGCGACTTCGTACGGCTGGCCGTTACTGCCCAATAAGGTTTGCCCGTTCGTGTGAAAGCGGATGTACTTTTCTCCGAATTCGAGCACCATGGATTGATCCGTTGAGAATGTGAACGGGATCAGCTTCACTCGTTTGTCGGCGTATTTGGCGTAGTTGACGTAAGCGAACCCCGGTCGGTTCTCTGCCGGACCACGGGGATCGATGAGGAAATTACGGCATTTTGCGAGTCCGGCCTGATACTTCGGGTCGCCGGCGCGTCCGTACATTTCCGGCGACAATTCCCCGCCGTTGCAGGACTGCTGATAGGTGCGGATGCTTGCCATTACCATACCTCCCGCGCACGAAGTTGCGACGCGAGGTAGTGTGCTTCCCGGCGTCGCATGGAAATCTGAGCGTCTTCGGTCTTAGCTTTTGTCAGTGCCGCTTCGTACTGTTTCATGATGTTGACAACTGTCTGAGATGTTGTGTCAGCTCGCTTAACCGGACCGTAAAGGTAACTGGCGAGAAGCAACATCAGTGCGTCAACAAAATACCCGGGGAAGAGGGAGGCATTGTCTACGTAGGCGACGTAGGTCAGCACCGGATCAGTGACATTGCAGAAAAGTACGCGATTGGTGTTGTTTTCAACAAGGCCTAGTTCGAAATGACCGAGTTCGGGGTAAAGGTCGGAATCGATGCCTTCGGACAGATATTCCGCCGATTCGATCTTGAGCGCTCGCATGAATTGGCTCGGCAGGGCGTAGGCGCCTTTGTAGCCGTAGATCGAGGCATCGACATTATTGAGTTTTGTCAGCTGGCTGCGTTTGGTGGCGAAGCTCCACGGGTTTGATTCCAGGATGCGCCGAAGGGCTACAGGGTACCAACGGGCGCAGTGTCCGGCTTGGTCTGAACCGTTCGGTGGGATGAGGGAAACTACCGTGCCGTCATCGCCAAGAATCGACAGAGCGAGATTACAAATATCAACGGATGTAGCCATTTCAGGCCTCCTAAAGAAAAGGGGGCGGTTTAACCGTCCCCTCAGAGTTTGCCTTTAAAGCAGGTCAATCAACCGTCGGCGCGGGATCGTAACCTTCCGTTTTTGTCGTGCGCGGCAATTCATAACCGTTATCAAGTACGGCACGCTGCAGCGTTCCCGTCACGGTGCCGGTAACGGCCGTGATAAGTTTCAGGTAGCGACGATGCTTCAACGGCATCGGAATTGCCTGATTGGCCGGAATCTTCGATCCCGCCTGCGTGAAGCTCAGCAAGTCGGCGAAAGTCGATCCGTCGGCGGAATCCTGCAACTTAAAGGTTACGGTACCTTCACCGCCGGCATCTTTAACCTGCAGGATGAGATTGAATCGAGGAGTCAGCGAACCGAGGTTCGGATACTCCTGTTTCAGGTCAATGACTTTGCCCGTCGTAATGGCGGACGCTAAAGCCTTGTCAGAGCAAAACTTCAAAAGTGCATCGGTAATCATTGCGTCCTCCTTAGCCCAGAGACAAAACCGGCATCGTGTTGGTGATAACGTCCGTGCCCAAACGATGGATAGGAATGCCGTCCCAGGTCACAACCTTGCGTCCGGCAACTTCTCCGGTCGTGAGCTGCACGTTTTCCTTGTTGTTGATCTGACGACGAAGAATGCCGGTAACCGCTTCGTTGCAATAGAACGCGCAACGGCCCTTGTACTCGTCCGGAAGCAGGTTCACGGCCTGCGTCATGAGGTCGATCAGATCGGGGCTACCGGAAGTCTTCGAAGACTTACTCCACTTCGTCGTATCGATGTTGGCAATACGAACGACGGTGAGCGGATCGTAGATAGCGACGCCGATGTCCCAACGGAAATCGGTTTCCAGCGCCCAGTAGTGCTTAGGATTGTCCGACGTACCGGCGGTTACTCGTACGGCTTCAGGGTGGACAGTGGTCTGGAAGCCGCCAAGATTCTCTCCGTACTGCGGGTAGAACAAATAGTTCGAGGCCGGGTCCCAACCGACGAGAAGAATTTCCGTCTGCTTGTTTTCCGTGGTGCCGCCGGCGTCGATGATTCGATCCTTGAAGACGGGATCGGTCGGCGTCACGATGTTGAAGAGCCCCTTGCCACTATTCGGGTCTTTCGCGGGGTCGCCGTAAAAGAGATTGCGTACCGTAGCGCGGGCGAAGCCGCGGCTAAAGGCCTGATCGCGACGCAAGCGCCAAGAAGCGCGGTCGCTTTCCTTCTGGTCGTTGAACTGATCGCGGTCGATGGTCGAGCTCGAAGAACGGCGGCTGCAGGTGTAACGAACATTGTTGCCCGTCACAACATCAGAGCCCCAGCCCTCGTTGTATCCGTGAAGATCGCCTTCCGGGTAGCGGGTGACGATCTGCCCCTTGTCCCCCATACCGTCATTGCCTCGAACAATAACGGCCTGGTCGAAGAAGGGCATATAGTCGCGGATGGTGTGCAAAAACACCTTGCGGGCCACATCCTTGTCACCGACAAGGCCTTCGAATTCGGCCAATGACGTCGGTGCAACGTTGCTGACAATATCTGCCATTTCTGTACCTCATTAAAAATTATTAGACTGCGTAAACGTCTTCTGCGGTGATTTGTCGCGGCGCGGGTTTCCCCGTCGGGAAGCCGCCTTCGCCGAAACGCGCACCGACACGGGCAAGGAGCTTCAGCACGCCTGGATGGTTGCCGGCAGGGGAGTTGATGAACTCCGCAATATCCGGATCGAGATTCCCGTCACTGCCCTTGCCGAACATATCTCGGATGCGGGCAATGTCATTGAGGTGGTCGGCAATTTCCGGATCATTGGACGATTTTTCAGCCCACTGTTTGGAAATTCCCGCAATCTGTTCCATCTGGCGCTGCACCATGATCGGGGCCATTTTGTTGACCACGTCTTGGGCTTTGTCCTGCGGCAGGTTGAGTTCCTTTGCCACTTCTCCGAATTGCTGCATAACGGCGGCGTCGAGCATGGTGCCTTCAGGCGCCTTGAACTCTTCGTACTTTTCTGGCGCACCTTCAGCGGGCTTGTCGGCCTCGCTGTCTTTCGGCGCCTTTTCACCGTCCTGCTTTTCTTCGGGCTTAGTTTCGGTGGCAGTGTTCAGCAAGGTCTCAGGCATTCCGGTTGCAGGCTTGTCGGTCTGCGGCCGGCTTTCCTGACCTGCGGACTGAGCCGCCGGGTTGGCTGCAGGCTGATCTGCAGCGGGGGCATCGTTTGTATTTTCAGCCACGGTCGTTGTTTCGTCGTTCATGAGATTCCCTCAGCATTTCTTGATAAGAAGTCGGGTCTATGAGATTGAGCAGTGCGAGTCCGACACTGCGGCGTCCTTCGGCGTAAGCCATTGAAAGCGCGTTTGTGTTGAAAGACGGTCGATAAAGCCCGGTCGCATCCAAGATGATCTCCATGGCTTCGCGGCCTTCTTTCGAGTCCATTACGTAGGCGATGGACTTCTTCACGCGGCGCATATAGCGCTCCGTGCTTTCGCGTCGGGTGGTTTCTTCGGCCTTGATGTCAGCCGGATTGAAGGGGTCTCTGCTCATCATGAACGGCATCTTCAAGCCGTCCGATGTGTGTACGCGCACAAAAGCTCGTGCGCGTAAGCCGGGGATCGTCGTTGATACTGCAGGATACAAAAGAGTTGAGGGATTTCGATGCAGGACTACCACGAATACTTCCGATACCTCTTTTCCTTTGCGGTGGGTGCCATGGCTCAGTGTCTGATGTATTTGAACTCGTTGGATAAAGCGAAACCGTTCCTTTGGTGGGAATTCTTTGGGGCGGTAGCTCTGTCGGGGTTTATCGGTTTTCTGATCTGTATGGCTGCGCACTCTTACGGTTTGCCGGATGAGGCCGCAGGGGCTCTTGCTGGGTTGGGCGGCATGATGGGGAAAGACGGCGTGAGCATTCTGAAAAGTTTTTTAGAAAGAGGCGGCCGATGAAATACGGTTTCTTTGACGAAAAGGAGTTGCAGAGTCCGAAGGACCCGTACAAGTCTCCTTTTCCGCATGTTGTACGTGATGAGCTTTTGAACATTTTGAACCGCATCCGGCGCGAGTGGGGGAAGCCGGTTCTTGTGAACTCTGGCTACCGCAGTCCGGAATACAACGCGACGATCCCAGGGGCCGTTCCTAATTCGTATCACACGAAAGGCATGGCGGCGGATATTCGACCGGATGATCCGCGGTTAATTCCCGAGTTTCAGGACTTGTGCCTGGAACTCAATAAAGACGGCGGCGTTGGACTTTACGACGCGTTCGTACATGTTGACGTGCGTGGGCGTCACGCTTTTTGGGACAACAGGAGTCGCAAATGATGGAGCTCAAAGACACTGCCGCGCTGATGTGTAGCGATGACTACAAAGATCGCTTCAAGGCGGAGTACCTGCAACTGAAGATTCGCCGAGACAAACTCGCTGCAATGCTTGTTAAATGGGACGCTGGGAAATTAGGCTTTACGCCGACTTGTTCCCGTGGCCTTTATATGTTCCAGCTCTACACGATGGACGGCTATCTCGACATATTACGAGATCGCGCGAAACTCGAAGGGGTTGAGTTGTGAAAGATTACGTCTGCATGGCGGCGGTCGTCCTGGCTTTCGGGGCGGGGGGCTGGCTTACTTCTGCCCACTACGACCGAGAAATCGCACTCATGGAGGCAGCGCAGTCTGATGCGCTACGTGCGGCGGAGAGAAAGAATGCAGAAGGACTTTCAAAAGCAACGGACACGATTAACTTGGCGCAGGCTGAGTACAACGATCTGCGTTCTGAGCTTGATCGTGCTCGCGCCCGGCTGCGCCACGCGGACGGTCACAGCACCGCCGGCGGAGGTTCCGGAGACGCTCTTAGAAAGCGAGTTGCCGAGTTGGAAGGCTTGGTTCGCCGACTGGCTGACTCTGGTTCAGAGTGCGGCCGACTCTATCAGCGATGCGCCGCAAACCACGACGCACTGACGGAGATTCTTAAATGACCGATCTTGTAAATCATCCTCAGCACTACGCCGAGCATTACGACCACGAGGTGATTGAGCTTACTCAGCATCTGAGTTTTTGTCTGGGGAATGCCGTGAAGTACATTTTACGCGCGCCCTTCAAAGGCACTGAGCTTTTGGACCTGCAAAAGGCGGAATGGTATGTTCGGCGCATGGTAGACGAGTTCTCTGCAGACGAATGCCGCGCGCAAGTGATCGCATGCCGAGAAAGCTTCTCGTCAATTCTCTGTTCTTTCCGGAACGCGCTCGTGACCGAGCTGGTCTTGGCCTGCGGCCGCGGTGACAAAACATCGCTCAACGCGGTTCTTTCTGATCTTCGAGAGATTGTTAATAGGAGGAAATAAGATGGAAGTGGTAAAGGTTGTTTGCCCGAGGTGCGGGAAACGTCTTTTCGACCTTTCGTTAGAACGTCCGCCCGGCGGGACGGTGATGATCGTATGTCGGCGCTGCAAGACGCTTGATGTGCTTGATCTTTCTGTATACAATAAATCCAATCAGCAGAACCGTTCGGATTCTGCTTCACACAAGGCCCCTGAGCCTAATCCTTAGCGCCAACCGAGCGCACATTTCAAGAGAACCACGAGTTCCATGACAACAGGAGTTTTGTCATGGCTGAATTTGAATCTTCCGGTGTCGCCAAGGCAGGTTTGACCACCGGCATCATTGGCACATCCCTGGCGGGCCTGATGGCTCTCGGTGGAAACGGTGGCGGTCTTTTGGGCGGCGGACTCTTCGGTAACAACAATGCGCAGATGGCGGCCATGGGGGTCCTCGCTGAGAAGGATGCCAAGATTGCCGAACTGACGGCGCAGAAGTACTCGGACAACCAAGACGCGGTGCTGTATCACGCGACCCGCGATGAAAACGAGAAGCTCGAAAACCGTCTGATGGGCTACATTAAGCCGCTCTCCGACGAGGCCGCGCAGAACCGTGAACGGGTTGCGGTGCTTGAAGCCCAGCAGGCGAAGAACGGCGAAATCGCTGACCTGCGTGAAAAGCTTGTCCGCGCCGAACTCGGTGCCAAGATCGACAGCGTTGCTCAGACGTGCGGCTGTGGTATTGCCCAGCTCAACAACGCCGTTGCATCTCTGCAGAATACTGTCAACGGCATCACGCAGACGATTATCCCGCAGTCGGCTATTTGCCCGCCGGTCATGCCGCGCTACAACAGCTGGACGGCTCCGGCGACGACTGACGTGGCTCCGGCCACTCAGCCGATTTCCGGTACCGTCCGGGTGCAGCGGAGCTGACCATGAGAATGCCGATTGGAAATCTGCAGGCGGTGGTGCTTGAGTTCGTGCAGCAGGTGCTCATTCCCGCCGCCGAGACGAAGGGCGGCATGCTGCCCTTCTCAGTCGGCATCGTCGGGGGCCTTGTTGCACGACAGGCTCCCGCGATGGCTACGCAGTATCTACCCCTGATGAAGTCTCTTGGGATAGCTGACGAACAAAACCGTATTGACGTTGACCTGCTTTATGAGGAGGTCTCGAAGAATCTCGAAGCGCATCCGTTCAATATTGGGCCGTATAAGCCCGACAAAACAGACTTGGATAAGCTGCGGGAAATCATGAACCGTCACGGAGAACAGACATGAACATGGATCAAACGAAAATGCAGTGCGAACGCGCCGTCGCCCAACTGACGGAAGAACTGGATCGTCGACTGGACAATGCACGGGATTCGTCCCGCATGAGCCGTGAGGAAATCTGCGCGGTGAAAGACGTACTGAAAGCACTGTGGTACGCGAAGGCTGTCTGCAAAGAAGCCTGACACTACCTTCGGGTAGAATTGAACCCCGGGTACCTTGCGGCGCTCGGGGTTCCGTGTCTCAGACGCTCGAAGGCGCTCGGGACATCTGAATGGATTCTATCAATTTCCTATGAATACTGGTGGAAATACTGGTGGAATAATTAGACAGCGACCTGAAAGCGTTGCAATTATTGGTGGTTAAACGTCTGCTAAAAACGCATTCTTATTGTGCGCAGGTAGTTTAAGGTGGTGCAAGGTAGTATAAGTTTTTCGTTCAAAATCAGGCGCAAGGCCTCGTCAATTTCTACTCGTCACTTTAAGGTAGTGTAAGGTAGTTCATTTCGTTGTAAAGTAAGGCTGGTGGAAAAACTGGTGGCAGAACTTCTTACCACCACCTCCCAGGAGGTCTACTTTATGGCGCGTCTCACACAAGCAAAACTTGCTTCTCTTCCCGATGGTCTCCATAACGACGGGTCGGTAGTCGGCCTTTATTACCGTGTCCGCGGTGAGTATCGCTCATGGGTCTTCCGGCGACAGATTGCCGGCAAGCGCATTGAACTCGGCATGGGCGGTGCGACAATGGATTTAGCCACTGCCCGGCGGGAAGCCTCAAAACTTCGGGCACTCTCCGCATACGATTTCTTGAAGCATCTTGAGGAGAAGGCTGCGGCCAAAGAGGAGGCGAAGAAGCAGGAGAAGGCGGCCAAGATTCCGACGTTCAAAGAAGCCGCCCTTCTATATAGAGCACATAAACTCGAAGTTGGGGACTGGACTGAGCGTACCGGTGCTGATCGGGACTTTACGGCTAACTGGAAAAACCACGTGTTCCCTGTGTTGGGTGATATGAAGATCGATCAGATTGTCCCGAAGGATATGGTACAGCTTCAGAAAAACCTACTCGATAAGCCCATTGTCTTTAACCGATGCCTTCGCTCAATCAAAGATACCTTCGATTGGATTTATGCCGAAGAGACCGATCGATGGATTAACCCGGCCGACAAGAACGGGCCATTAAAGCACCTCTTGGGAAAGAACGATATTGAGACTGAAAATTATGGCGCGGTAAACGCAGAGGACTTGCCTGACTTTATCAAGGAATTAACCGAGAATCCGAACGATAGTGCAAAACTCTTTTTATTCTCAATTTTGACCGCTACCCGTTCAAAGACGGCGCGGCTTGCTAAATGGGAAGACATTGATCTTAACGAGAAAGTATGGTGGATTAAGCGCATCGATCTAAAAATAAAATCTAACGGCGCTCTTATTGTTCCGTTATCAGATCAGGCAATTGATATTTTAAAAAGCGTTGGTATAAAAAAAGAAGGTTGGGTATTTGTGGGTGACAAGGGCAATCATTACTGTCAGCCAATATTCTCGGCACTAATTAAGAATGCGAATAAAGCCCGAAAAGCTGCAGGGTTGCCGATATGGATCGACAAAGCCCAGACAAAAGAGCGCGGCAAAAAAGATGATCCGATTATTCCCACTCAGCATGGCACGGCGCGAGGTACGTTCTGCACTTGGGCACTCTCGGACGAATACGACAACGATCAGCGCTTTGATTCGCTGGTGGTGGAACAGGCGCTGCACCACAAGATCGACAAGAAATACAACGGCGCTTACAACCGGAATAAGTACCTGCGCCGGCGGCGTGAGCTGATGCAGGCGTGGGCGGATTTTTGCTTTAGTAAAGTAAAAACAGACGGAGAATCTAAATGAAGTATCTTGCAATCGCCTTGGCGGCCGCGGCACTTTTGTCGGGGTGCTCGTGGACAGGGGAAATCAGTCGGGATTTTTATGTTGGAAATTCGAGTGTTAATCAATATAAAGAAGATTCTGTAGTTGGACTTATCCCGATTAAAACTAAAGATGTTAAATATGGTCAGTCGGTGGATTATCGACTCGATGTAAATAATTTCATCTACGCGGTTCAATCGGAATTTTTACAGCATTTTCGAAACGTTGTGGTAATTAAAAACGAGTCTGAATGCTCGGAGTGTGGATTATTTTCTCGTGCGTCAGCAGGCGTTTCAATAAATCAGAATGCAGAAACTTACCGGTCTTTCTTGCAGTGTGACTTTTACGATAGAAGCGGACAATTCTTAACTCGTCTTTCGAGTACGTCCAGTGGCGACGCTTCTCCTTCTGCAGCATTAAATCGAAAGACGGCTGTAAATGGTTTCCTGCTCGGTGCTTTGGCGGCGTCAACAATCAGCGACTATGGCGAATTCCTCAAAGAGGTGAGCGAGAACGCGATCTCAGAGGTTGTGAGCGAAGTTGGACGACAGATTCCAAATGATCCGAAATTAAATACTTCATTGGCGTTGCAGATGGCGGCTGCAAAGGCAGCGGAAGATGCCGAACAAGAGGAGGCGCGGAAGGAAGCAAAGAAGCGGCTTGCTGAAATGGATCGCTGCGTTCAACGAACCATTCGGTCGATTGATGATGGGATTTCGGATGCAACGACGATTGCTCAGGAAGCGGGCAGACAGTGCAGTTTGTTTGTTGAAAGAACAATCAGGACGCTGTGTGCTTCTGAAAAGTTTTCTAGTGAAGAATGCCAAATGCTCGCTGATAGGATGAACACGGAAGATTTCTTTGAAAAAAGATTTACGAGATTTATTTTAAATTACAGAATAAAAAAGAATTTTTAAAGGATGCGTAAATGTTTAAAAAGGTATTATTGGTAATTGGTGTAGCGTTCTTCGCTGGTTCTGTGTTTGCAAGCGTACACGTTGGCGGATATGTCCGGAAGAATGGGACTTATGTTGCTCCACATTTTCGAACGAATCCAAATTACACACGGAACGATAATTGGTCTACTCGTGGAAATATAAACCCGTACACGGGGAAACGTGGTACAAAATCTCCTGATTACGGATATGGAACATCTCGCAGATATCGAGGATATTCTTATAGGCCATATTCTCGTCCATCTTACAAATTCAAATATTAGAAAATCCCCTCCACCCTCTCGGATGGCGGGGACCATTTTCGTGACGCCGCGAAGATGGTTACGCGACTTTTATTGGCTTCTTGGCTTTATGCAACGGGAGGCGCGGGTATGGCATCCATCCGGTGGCGAGTGTGTGCATAAGCTCCTGATCTCTGGTCAGACAGTTTCGGTCGTCTTCGCAGATTTCGAGGTACGGTTCTTCGGTTTCATAGTCGCCGCACTTGTCCCGGTTTATTTTCCAAAAGGCGTCGGCAGTGTAGGCGTCGTAGGATTTTCCATCGTCACCGATGCACACGATGGAAACCATTGCACCGACTCCGTCCTCAAAGTCGAGGTAATTTTCGATTTTGGGCGTGTAATCCAGCGGGTACCACGTGCCGAATTTGGCGTTCGTGATTTCGGTACGGCCCTTGTGGCCGTAGTATTTTGCGAGTTTTGTCATACTAATTCTCCTTGTTTGGGTTCTGAATCAAGTGCGGCCTGAAGCACTTCAATAATGTTTTCGCCCCACTGAATTTGAAAGCCGCTGTGCCCGTGGTTTTCGAATGGACGGTTCTCGCCGAAGCCTTCAGCCTTTTCGGTTAATTGCCATTCGCCGTTGACCTTCTTCTGATACTCCAGGCCTGCCAAAAGGTTATTTACTGCGACTGCCGACTTCTGTGGGGTCAGCCGCTTGCCGATGTAGGTTGGATTGAACATCCGAACTTCTTCCGTCGGCGTGGCCGGAATCAGGGCGCGCATCTTTTCCATATTGATCCCGGTGTTCTCTTCAATCTCGGCTAACGCGTGAGCCGTTGCGCGGCCTTGAGGCACGCCGTGTTTCTGCGAAATGTACGTCGCTACGCACAGGATGCCGCTAACGGTTTGATCCACCGGGGAGGCAGGTGTTGACTGAACCGCGGGGGCCGCTTTTACCTTGGTGAGTTCATCGCGGCAATTCCGAAAGGCTTGAATTAAACGAACCTTGAAAGCTACAACGGTCTCGTTGTTCTGCATGAGGGACATTAAGAGCAATGCCTGATCCTCGTTGAGAAGAGCAACTTCGCGTCTTTGGGTACCGCCGGTGGTCTCAAAGGGTTGAATAATAAATTCTACCCTTCCGAATTTCTTAAGACTTTCAACGTGCTTGCGGCAAAGGGCGATTACATTCTTATGCGGGTAATTGACGCCGACTGAGATAGTGTAGGTGTCGGTGACGGCTTGCCCGTCTTTCAGGGTGATGAGTTCGTTTGTCATTTTCATTTCTCCGTCTCATTAACGAGGAGTTCGGCGCATTCGAGTATCGATGCGGCGGATTTGATGACGCTGAGAAGCCCGGCGGTGGAAAGCATCTGGCTATCGCTTTCGGCCGAGTCGGCTGCGGCGATGAGGATGTTCTTAGCTTCTGAACACGACATAATCGCGTAGTCCTTGGCTTCGCCGGAGGTCAGCTGGTGTTTGATGAGCGCCGTGATGGCGAACGGGAGATTGAATGTTGACGGCTGCGTTTGAGCAGCAGAGATCACTTGCATAGCAAGACTCCAATTTGCGTTGATGGAGCCTCGCGCCATTTTCTCAGGATGGTGAGCGAGGCACAGCGGGTTGAGAAAACCGCCAAATTGGAAACGGCCACCATAAAGGTATCCGCTGGCCTCACTCGTCAAGAAGTGATGTCCACGTACAAAAAATCCGCTCATACGAACGTAAGGCGGCTGTACGCCAATTCGTTCGGGTTTCTCAGGCCCGGTTCGGTAGTTCAACCGAACGCGGGCATTATGCGCGGATTCTTGTGCGTTTGTCAACATCCGAGATCTCTCCGGAATCGCTCAAGGTCCGGTGCGGCAATGCGAAAGCCTTTCCCAAACTTGGTCGCCTTCAGGCGAATGTCGCTTTTGTACGCGCGGGCTTTACCCTTGTCGTAAAAGATTCCTTTGATCCAATTGCGCACGGTCTGTTCGCAGACGCGGAACATCTCAGCGACTTCTTTAACTGTGTACCAAACGGTCTGCATCTTTACTCCTCAGGTGGGGTACAACTTGTACCCCGCCTCTTCAGTTGTTAGGCAGGTTCGGCGACGGGAGCGGGTTCTTCCTCTTCCGGAAGAATCTCGATGCCTACGCCCTTCTCGGTAGCGATCCCATCGATCACGTCGGACGCGGTGACGGCTTCGCCGCGGTCAGCCTTCTCGTCAACTTCTACGGCGCGCTGCGCTTCGATGCTGACGGGGAGGAGCTTGAACAACCGGCGGATCACAGTCTTTTTCGCCATTTCGTCCCAGTGGGTGGCCCACGGGCCGTTCTTGCCGGCTTTCGACTGGTTGCGCACGGCTTCGATTTCAGCGCGGCTCATCACGTCAAACTGGAAGCCGCCGCCGACAAGACGGGCCACGGCGTAGACGTGGGTCACGGGGCCTCGGTCGGCCATAGCTGCAGGGACGTGCCGGCAGTCCTCGTGCAGGCCGAATTCGTAGTGGAACTCGTCGGCCTCGTGCACGCAGTGAGCGGAGATCGAAACGATCTGTCCGGAACGGCGGGCAAGGTCGATCATGCCGCGGTAGCCGATAATTAGCTGCGCATTCGGGCGGCCATCGGAAGCCTTGCCGTTTCCGAACGGGAGAAGGTAGCAGTGGCCCAGGGCCGAGCCGGGTTCAAGCCCCAACTGGGCGCACTGCAGTACGCACCCGTAGAACGACGCCGGGGAACAATTGAGGAGTGCCGGCGTCTTGCGGCATTCGCTCATGACGATACGTGTCAGGCGTTCCGGGGTGAGGGACTTCGGCAGGGCCAAGGCCATTTGCTGCTGAAACGCTTTACCGGTCACCACGTCCAGCAGAGAGCCTTCTTTCGTGGCCTTGACGGCGACGGCCTTCTTAGCAGCAGCTGGGTTGACTTTTTCAATGAGAGCGTCGGTAGTAGACATTATGTGTACCTTCTAAAATGGGCGGGGCTGGAAGCCCCTGCCCTGAGTGAAAAGGGATTGCGACTAAAACACCCGGAGAATCCGAGACGGCTCAGACCGTCCTGCGTACTTGGCCCAAAGTTCGGGGTCATCAGCCTTCAGCTGTTTGGCGTTGAACATCGCGCGGGACTGAGACTTGAAGGTGGCTGCCTTCTCGCCACCGATGAGGATTCCTTCGTTTTCACCGATGAACCCTGCAATCTTGGTGGCGACGGCCTCCATCTGATCTTTGATGCTGGTGGCCTTGTCCTTCAGCTGGCGGTATTCGCCGATAGCGATGGCCGCTTCCGGAGTGGCTTCAACCATGGGGCCGACTTCCCGGCGGTACAGGTGCCGGATGTCGTCCAGGTCTTTCGGTTCCGGTGCCTTGCCTCCGAGGACGTTGTCGAACCAAAAAGCCCGCAGCGTGGAAACGATGGCGTTGATGGCGTCTTCGTTTCGGTCGACCTTGTACATACGGAAGTCGTTTCCTCCGATGAGGACGGCTACGTAGCAGACGTGAACCCCGGTGAGTCGCATGTACCACTGAACCTGCGTTTCGTAGTACAGCGGGATTTCGTGTTCGGTGACGATCTTTCCAGCCTTGATCTCGTCTTCCTGGGATTCGCCCCAGAGTCCGGACGCATAGGCGGACGCGGTCTTGCATTCCAGGATGGCGTCCGTCGTGATGAGCGCTTCGCCCTCCTTCGGATTTTTGGCCGGCCGCACGTTCTTCTGAATCTCCGGCATGACGACGGCGCGGTCGATGTTGGCCCGCATCCAGTCGCCTTCACCGTCGACGAACGTGTAGCCCACGCGCTGAACCTTCATGCCGGTGCGTTCCTGAAATTCCTTGGCGACGATGTCTTCCAGGGTGGCGCCGAAGTGCATCGAATTCGTGGGCGACTGCGGTTCGCCTTCGCCGCGCTTCTCCTGCCACAGTTCGACCGGGGTGCGCCAAGTAGAAAGCCCCAGGGCTGCCGCCACGTCAGAGCCGCCGATGCCCTTGGTGCGCTGCTGCAGCCATTCTTCACGGGCGAGTCCGGTGATGGGGATGAGTCTTGTCATTTTTTGTACCTATGCCGCTTCGCGGCTGTCTTCGTTGATTGCGTTGTGGTAGTTGGTCATGGGGTGGCGCCTAGTCGAGGTTGAGTTCGTCCATCAGGCGGGAGAACTCGTCTTCTGTTAAGGCGTAGGAGTTCGATACTTCTCTGTGGCGGGTGTCCATCACTGAGACGGTATGCAGCTCGTTGTAGACGAAGTAGCTTTGGCTGCCGCTCTCGAACGCCATCACGCGTTCAAGCGGGTTGATGCTGAGCGGCTTCCAGGTGTTGGCGTCTCGGATCAAATCTTCGTTGTGTTTGCTGAGATCAATCATTTCTTTCTCCGGTAAGGCAGGGCGCTCACCTTCTCGTTTCTAGTAGCCGGGAAGGGAAAGCAGGGTGTACATGAGGACGACGAAGCCGGCGGCCGCAATGGCGTTCTCGAACCATTCTTTTTTCATGCCAGCACCCACTGCAGAAGAACGATCAGGGCGGTGACGGCCGCGATGCCGATCACCACGTTTGCCTGAGAACAAAAACGCTCCTCGGCAATGTCGGCCAGTTGCCCCATAAGTAAACAATGCTCAAGCGTCATGGCTTACTCCTCGTCATTCGGTTTGCTGTGAAGAATCACCGGCTGTGACCCTGTAGAGCATCTTCACGTTTTCAATCAGCTCTCCGAGGATGCCGACGGCTTTGTTTGCGTCCTCGGGGATGCTGCGGCCTTCTTCGTGCGTTGAGGCCAAGTGCGAGAGTTCGGTCGTCAGGGCGTAGATGCTGTGGCAGGCGGCTTCCTGATCGATCGCGATTACTTCTTCGTCTTTGGCCTGAGTTACCGGTACTTCGCCTTCCGGCGGGATCGGCGCACCTTCGGGCTTGCTGCTTTCGCCGACGCCGCAAAGGTTGGTGATGTCGTTCAAGTGGTTAACGGCTTCCCAGATGCGGTTTTCCAGCGTCCGCAGGGCGGCGCGCCAAATATCTCGGTGCTTGGGCTCGCACTTCTGGTTGACGAGCTCCTGGAGTTCGTTTGCGCGGTCAACGATGAGACGCGCGGTTTCACGGGGGGTGAGGGTGATGGTCATGTTGCCTCCTGGTGGTTTTGTTTAGATGAGTCCGAATTACTCATCTGCGTACCCGAAATTAAACCACATCACTAACCTGCTTGTCAACTATAAAAGATGACTTCAGGGTATTCTGGTTAGGTGACCGGTTTTTGATAGGAGTCAAAAAGGCAACAAAAAAGC